CATTTGCGATCATTGATTCTTCCGAATCTGCCCAATCTTCACCGGAATCAATATCCCAGTCCTCGCCTTGATCAGCGACGGGCTTTACTTCAGCAGCGGCTTCCACCTTAACTGCTGGTTTTGTCTTTTTTGATTTTGCGATTGTCCAACCGCGATCAAGAAAGTTCTGTAGGTATCTCTCTTTTACACTTTGAGTTTCACCATTTTTTTCAATATCTATTTTCATTATTCTACTCCTTTGCGATATCTATATCTCACTTGCACAGTGATTATTACCTCTGCTAATGGAGGAAGTCTGTCTACCACTTCAACGGTTGCCACCATTGTTGTCATGCCTGGATTGTTTGTGCCCCTGCGTCTATCTGTTTCTAAACCTTCAGAGATTGCTTCAATCAAATCATTTTTTTGACGATCTATTTCTGCTGCTCCACGTACAAAACATCTGAGTGTGTATTCTATTGTGCCACTGCGGAAACTCATATCAAAGTCATCACGCTCTTCGTTGCCACTGTTCACCATAACTGCAGGAAACTGTGTAATCGCCAGCTTCTCTACATCAAACGGTTCTCTTGTTACAAGTACCGGTCTTGGATCTGTTATTTCTTTGATGGTTTTTACGATATTGTCTGCAATATCATTTCTTAGACTCACCTGTTATCTCCTCAAACGGCCAAAGTAGTTGGACTCTTTTTCAAAGTCTGCGTATTCACCATCATCATTAATATCATAATGAATACCATCTTTGATACAATCGTCTATTTCTTCTCTCCATAGGTTTCTATAGTGTTCCATTTGCATTTGAAACACATCCATTTCTGGTTCAAACTTGCTTAGTCTTGGAAAGATATAATAGGCTAGAGTTCTGTACACATGAGCACGTTTTAGCTGATCAGCGTCCAGTTTATCTTCATCCATTTCTACATTGGTACCGATGACAGTGATGTCAAACTTACCTATCTGTTGGGTTGGAAACCATTCGATGCGTAGATGTCTTAATACATCTTGTCTGCCTTTTTCCAAGGCGTCATCCCACTCGAATATTCCGAAATCTTGTATATTGGGCTCGTATTCTAATACGTCCGCTATTGTTGCAATCGTTAAAGCCATTAGGGCCTCCTCTAGTCCTACTATAGGGTGACAAAGTCCTTCTCTGTCAAACTATTTAGTTGATAAAGAAAAAGGGCCCCCTAAAGAGCCCTTTTTTTATAGTTTTATGATTTAGTCTATGGTTGCATCAGTGATGATTTGTACACCGTGTAGGTCTTGTAGTTCACCTACGGCGTATGTCATACTTGCAACTATTTCGGTCGCACGTAACGAAGCATCGCGCTGCGTTTCGATTGTTAAATCTTTTTTCAGTGCAAACGCCAATGCGTCTGAGTGCATAACTGCACCAACAAATGCACCTGCTGAGTCACCAGTTACAACTGCTGATTCATAGATGTCAACACCAGCGAGCGATCCGATGAAGCCTGCGTCTAACACACGGTTGCCCAAGTCACTTAGGTTGTGGCTCATTGCGGCTGCGCCTGCGTTTGTCAACTGCTTTTTCAAGTTGTATGTTTGATTTGGGTGGAATACACCTACATAGTTTCCAACTACTGAGTTTGAACGTAGATTTGCAACTGCTTGGAAGATCAAATCAGCTGTTAGTTCTGGCTGTGTTGCTGCACCGATTGTTGTAGAGAAGCCTGAAAATAGTGCCGAAATATCAGTGTCTACTTTGCGGGCTAAACTTTCACCCAACACACGACCAATGCTTGCTGCTGTGTCGTCCATTGCACTGTCACGTGCTGTGTCAGTTAGTGTTGCCATGATTGCAACTTCATCAGCGTCAAATAGTTTTTCTACTGCTGTGATAGTTGTTGCTGTTGAAACGTCTGTGTTTTCACCAGTTGTCCAGCCACTCGAAATAGCAGGATAGATACCTACTTTTGCTTGCTTGCCTGGTTGACCTACTAGGTTGAAGTTGCGAACTAGTGGGCGCATAAATGCTTGCTCTTGCATTGTGAAGAGGGCAGTTTGTTGAATGTCGCTAAACAGTGCGTCCAGCGTGGTTGATGTTGTATTGGCCATTGATATTCTCCTTTAAATCTTAATGCCTTTGTTTTTCATATATTCCCTGTAAATCTTGCGATCTTCAGGGTTATTCATATTAAGTTGATTTGGATCAATGTTCCCCATGCCTTTTCGACTTCCACTTTCCGATGTTGCATTGCCTGTACCAGATCCTGCTGGACCTGAGCTAACAAAGTGTGGGTTGTCTCGTAAAAAACTTCCAACTAAATCATTAACTGTCATTGGCATACCGTCATCGGTGTATCTGACATTTCCATTGCTATCTGTAACTTCAGCTTAACCGGTTTCACCCAGTCTCACTTGATTACGCAATAACGCTGAAACCTGTTGTGCATTGATGGCTCTATTGCCACTTGCAGCACTCAGTAGGCTACCGTCAACTTTGATTTCTGTGAGCTGGCGTTGCAGTTCGTTGTACTGTTGATCTTTTTTTGCAACTGTTTCTTTTAAAATAGCTTCAAACTCGCCACGCTGCTTTTGTGCCTCTAAGCGATCTGCTTCTTCTTTTTCAGTCAGTTGACGATAACGATCAACGTCTACATCACCATATTTTTTATCCAATCGCTTGCGTTCACGATCCAATCTCTCACGTACAATCTTGTCAACGTCATCTTGGGAAAACGTCTTGTCCGTCGTCTCTGCCTGGGTTGGTTCTGAAACTGATGTTTCAAAGGGCTCGCCAGTTGCCCCTGTTTCTTGTTCTTGTTCGCTCATTATATCCTCCTGTTAATGGTCGAAGTCACCGAAATCCTCTTACGAGTTATTCGCAAAGTTATTTATGCGTTTAAACGCAAGACGGGGTTATTTCCCGCCTCTACGCTTGGTTTTGCGTTTTTTCTTCTTCATTGCCATTGTGGTGCCCTCCCCTTATCTTACATGTTCATCAACATCACTACTACAACTGACAAAATACTTGCGCACACTGTGCCAGCTGCACCAACGATTACTTTGGTGATATGATTTTGACTTGAGGTCATTTGTTCTTTGATGTCGTCAAGTTTTATTTCAACTTTTTCAAGGCGCTTTTCCAAGTTTGCGTAACTTTGCTCTACCAGTGCCATTCTAGTTTTCCATTCCATTTTATATCAACCCCAAGTCTTTTCTTTCTTGCGTTATTTCGTTTCTACGCTGTTTGGTTAGCTTGTGTAAATCTAATAGCGCATTTCTTGCTCTAATACTTGCCTCAAAGTTTGCCTTTTTGTTCCACTTTTCTATTTCAGTGATGTATATTTTAAATCGATCTATAATCTCGTGATGTATTTCAGAGTCTTCTAGAATAAAAAGAAACTCTCTTTCCATTTCATCATATTCTGGAATCTTTATTATCATTCAACATCGCCTACGATTGGTTGAAAACCTTGTGTGCCAAATACTTGTTCTAGTTCAGGATGCAGTGCCAACATTTCTTCGTCAGTGTATCCAGCTTGTACCATTTCTCTAAGATGTGTTACCAAATCAGGTGCATTTGTTACAGGCATGTGTGTCACAGCATCTTTTTGTGGCATTGATTGTATTTCTTCATATCTATCTTCACTGACAATCAATCTCAACATGTTGTCTTCGATTTCTTTGTTTAGGACAGGATTTTTAACACCAGCATCTTTTGCTGTTTTCAACATAACCATATCATTGTACTTGTCTTGAATATTGAAACTGTCTGGATACTCTACCTCGCCATTCCAAACTGTTCCTTGCCATGCTGCATAGATTCTCCAAATCTGTTCTTCAGCATGTTCCAAGTTGTCTGCTTTTTCAGCCAATCTTGCATTTAGTAGTTGGAACTCTGTTGCAAGTGCCACTCCCGATAGCCTACGACTTTCAATGCTGCGTATGCCGCCCATGTGGCTCATACGATCAATGGCTTCAATCTTTTGGTTGATTGAGTTTAACAAACTGTCGATGCTGGCTGCACTTGGTTGCAGTAGATACGGACGCAGATTTTCTGGTGTATCTTCTGGAACATCAATAATAGCACCAGCACCGGCATGAGCCCTCACGCCCGGTGTCTTTACTAAACTTGGATGATTTGAAATGCGTTCTAGTTGTTCTAGTTCACTCATTTCGTTGTAGATGCTGCGTTGCATTCTTGCAATATCGCCGCAATCACTAATACCAATACCTCTTTCTTTGCTGCGTTGGCTGTACACACAAACCGCTGGAATCATTCCAAGCTGGTTTGGCATAACCTGATCAATCACTGCATCTTCGTCTCCTGAACCAATGCTCACCACACTGATTTCTGTTGGAGTGTATATTCTAAACACATCTCTTCCGCTGTCACTGCCTTCAAATATTTTTAGATAGGTGAGATAGTACGCACCATTGACAGCTCTTGCATATTGCCAATCTAGTACATTTTCAGGTGTAAAAATACTTACATATGGACGCAATCCTTGCTCAAGTTCTTCTGCTCTTGTTTGAACTTGTGTAGCAGGTTTGTCCAAAATACACCAGCATTGGCCATATATTGTAGCATAGGTTGAAATGTCACGCATCACAACATCAAAACTTCTACCATCCATGTCTGCATCTTCTAAAAAGTTTACCAAACCGAGATCGTTGCTGAGATTGCCAAACTCTCTTTTGGGTTCTTGGCGGAACAAGAAGCTGTTGAAAATACCAACAACTGCCTTCACGTGATTGTCTAATGCAGTATTTGCCAATCTTTGTTCATACTCTTCTCTACTTTCGTAGATGTAACTGGTTAAATATTCGCCTTCAAAGAAAGAATGACCACCTTCGTAGCTGTCCATTAAAAACTGATAATCTTTGATCCTTGCTTTCCATTCTGGATGCGCTTCTATTAGTTCTGTCTTTTTCATTTTTACCACCCTTTGGTTCTTGTTCCGAATGTCCAACGCTGTGGTTCGTCATTGTTGGTGTATTCTGTTTTGATTGGGAATAGGAAATCCACTCCGTAGTTTGCAGCATCAAACATGTGATCCAAACCGGAGTTTTTGTCTATTTGATTTGTGCCTTCGATGTAGCTCAATCTTCCTATACTGTCTATTAGTTTTTTGCATTTAGGAGTGATAAAAATCTTTCTTTCTCCTTTTGCATTTTTTATCTTGCGTTGAGTGCATTTACTCTATCTTTAACTGGTGTATGGCGTGGTCTCGCTTTTACGACAAAACCTGCATTTTGCAGGATACTAATGTCGCTTCGACCAGCTGATGCCGATTTTCTAGCACGGCCTGCAGGGTCAGGATAAATGATTATTTGACTACCTGGATATCTTTCTTTCAACTCTGCCGCCATCATATCTGTGTTACTATTCAGCATATATATCTCATCGTGGAAATGTATAATGTCGCCTCTGATATCAAAGATTGCTGCTGTTCCTGGTGATAAGTTGAAGTTCATGCCCACGTGTATAACATCTGTGTTTGGATTGTTTAGAGGTTTGATACATTCTTTGTAGTCAAAGTTGTAGGCTACCACGCCTCCAAACTGTGAGAAGCTGGCTTCATATTCAGCTTGAAATGTACGTTCATCCAAATCACGCCTTGCTGCTTCTATTTCATCAGCATCAACATTGCCACCTTCAATGGTTGTGTACTGAAAAGCATTCCAATCATCTTCTTGTAGTGCTGTTGTAAACAACTGATGGCTCCAACTACCATAACCTTTGGGTGTGCCTGTAAACAATGCTTTGCCTTTTTTATCACTCAGCGTGGGTCTCAACACTTCTGTGAATGCTTCTCTTGGAATGTCTTGAAACTCGTCCATAATCAAAAAGTCCAAACCCACTCCACGCAAACTATCAAAGTTGTCTGCACCACGCAAACCAATGATGCTGCCATTTTTAAGGTATATTGTGAGTTCCGCTTCGTTTTTCTTTTTGATCCAACGTAGTTTGCTGAGTTTATCCAACAGTGGCAACCAGGTAAGTTGTTTTGCCATTCTATAACTTGGAGCAACCAGCCAGTTGACACTGCCAGGATTTTGAGCTGCATTTTTGCACAACTCCCTCATGCACAGGTGAGTCTTGCCGAATCTGCGTCCTGTTATTAGAACTTTGAAACGACTTGTGTCATCTGCTACTGTTTGTTGAGGGGCTGTTAATGGCACTTAATCATCCTTCCATGGTAGCGGTGTATCATCATCACCATCTGCCACAACTTCTTTTTGTCCAAGATATTGTTTGCCAAGCCAAACCAACATACGATCTGACCCTTCCATGGCTTTTTCCATTTGTTTTCTGCGCAAAGCTCTTTTGCCGGCACTTTGACCATGCTCAAG